CTGTGTACCATTTTCGTCTACCATTTTCCACTTCAGTTCTACGTGAACCAAAGAGAGCCATGACATCCATCTCTTTGAAGAACTCTTCAAGAGCGCGTCTGCCATTACGCTGGAAAGTTTTTTCAGAGGTAAAGAACCTATTAATGTTCTGCTCTGTCTCAGTGGCTGACCATTTACGCATTACTATCTGTGCGTAGTTATAGTCGTATTCATCGACGTCGCTGTAAGTTAATTGGTCGTCTACTCCCTCGGCCATTGAATTACCAGCCTTCCATAAGAAGGGTTCAGTAATTGGGCTTGACCAGGTTCCACCAGCTATGTCAAATTTCATATCTGCATGACCTGTAGGGTCAATCCCACCGAAGTTTCTGCGTACTCTAAGTTTTGTGTTAGTTGAGGCTGTGCCTGAACCTTCACCGTAATTCTCTAATACTTTAACTTGTTCTGGAAGGGGAGTTGTAGATGATTTGATATTCATATCCTCACCAGATGCAATTGCAAGGACTCTTGCGGGTGTTACCCACATGCCCATAAAGTTAAGTATATCGCCTGCTTGAAAGCGTCTGCCTTCAGCATTTGATACGTATAAGAGGTCGTTTTTGCTACCACTTGTCGACGTCGAATCAGCAGCACCGTAGATTCTTGCGAATCTTTCGTACTCTAGTCCCCAACGCGATTCAGTGTCTGTAACAACGAACGCACCATTAGACTTAGCATAGTTTAACAAGAGACGCATAAAGTTAGCTCTGCCTTCACTAATCTTAGTGAGCATAGCTGTACGTCTGTCGTATATCCTAAAGCTAGAAGGAATTTGGTCGACAACTTGTGGCGCACTATAATAAGTTAAATTATAATCGTTTGCCATTATTGTGTCCTATTTAAATTAACGAAATATTATCCAAAGAATTTATTTAGCTCAGATGCTATTTCGCTAGGCGTATACGCTTTACTTCCAGATTGGTTGGCTACAGATGGAGCACGGCCAACGCCTTTGCGTTGCTGTGCAAAATTATATATTTTAGCAAGGTCTAAAGCAGACAGTTTATATACCCAGCCAGCGAATGATTTATAGTCATTCTCTTGCCATTTCATGGTAGTCAAAACCTTTGCTTTCATTTCATCGTCGGCTTTCTTTTGGTTAGTCAACGTTGTTTTACGCTCTGCTCTCAACTCTTCTAACGTCTTAGGTAAAGCTGCATTGCCTTGCGTATTTATCTTGCTGTATAAATCGTCTAGTTTCTTGTAATATCTCCAAGACTCTGTGAACGGTTTCTTAGCCTCATCATCATCTGGAAGGAAATCCTCTCCAAATTCTTTCTTAAGCTGCTCTTCTAAAGCAACATAAGGGTCTTTCGGTTTAACGAGGTCAGGCTCTACTTGTGCCAAAAAAGCACGCCTAACTTCCTGATTCTCATAGAGTTCATTTACGAAACTCTCTAAGTTATCAGCACGCTCGACTTTAGGTTTTACTTTGTCCAACTCCGCCTGAGCTTTATCATATCTAGACTGGAACATTTTTGCTAATTGTTCGTGATTCATTCCAGTATAGTCGGGTTGACCTTCACTGTCGAGCTCTCCAAAACTTTGTGTTTCTGGAGGGGTATCACCTTCGTTCACAGTATCAGATGCTTCAGAACCAAATAGAGCGTCAATATCCTGACTTACGTCAGTAATACCAACTTCTGGTTGGGTCTCTTCACCGGACACGGGTGGGGTTGAGATGTTTTGTTCAGACATTAATCTGCCTTGTTTTGTTGTTTTTCTTTAATTGTCGCATCAGCGAATTGGTCTGCTAAACTCAATTTAGTTTCAAGTTCTGCAAACTTCTCTGCCACTTGTTTCTCACCTGCAGCTAATTGTTTTAAGATGCGGTTCTCAAGTGAGATATTGATATATTTATTTTCCATTTGCTTAGACGTCTCAAGCAGGCGGTTATATGCGTCCTGGATATCTTTTAGTTTACCCTGGGCATTTTTCACTGCATCAAGACGCTTAGTGACATCGTCAAACTCTCTTATGTCGCTCATCTCCATAGCCTTCTGTGTCAGTATCTGACGTTCAGCTGGGTCAGGAGAGGATTGAGCTATCTTCATCAGCTCTGTTGCTGTGGCTAGCCTTTGAGTAGGCATAGCAGTAGAAGGAATAGCGGCTACCATAAACTTGTAAGATTTCACATTATCCACGAACTCACGACTTAGCTGTACTTCATTAAGGTCGCCTTTCTCATCAAGGAACTGATACATTTCAGGCTTGAGAGTAGTTGCCATATACTCAATGAGCACTTGCCCAAGTTGTCTAAGGACTTGGTTAATATGCATGGTAGATAATACTATCCTCATCATAGCAGCGTTCTGATATTGCTGTAGAGATGAAAATACTTCAACTCCCGATTCTTTAGCATTGCCCTGTAGTATAGGAGTGATACCTGTAGAATATTCTATTCCACTTCTTAGCATGTCTAAGACCATTGGATAGAAATTACCGAGTTGACCTATCTGGTCTTTCTCTGGTTTAAGTACCTGGTTCTCATATATTTTAGGAATATACTCTTTTACAACACGGGGGTTATTTGCGAAGTCTTCCCATTTCTTCCTATCGCTTTCGTCAATAGAACCTTTCGGAGCTGTCCAACCGGCATTGTTTGAGAGGATACCATTCAATATCATAATTGATAATATCTTATCAAAAGCCTCTTGCATCCCTTGGGTGAAGTGAATCATACCATACGAACGGTACGGACGACCACCCCATTCAAAGAACACTGTTTTTAAAGGATACTCTGTTATAGGTAAGGTCTCTTGCCAAACGCAATAGTCTCCGAACATGAGAGTTTTTCTTATATAAATTCCTGGAATTGTTTTTTCTGCTGTGTTGACAAGTGTCTGAGCTTCTTCTTCTAAGTCTTCCAAGAATAAATATTCTAGTAATCCTGTATTGGGATTACGCACTAAGTAAGCAGTTGTATATACCTTCTCATAATATTCGCGAACAATTATTCTATCGTCTGAATTCCAAGTAGTTGTAGTTACATCTTGCTTCTCGGTAAGTTCACCTTCCACCCACACATCTCCTGAGTGTGAATGGATATCCACTTTGTTACCATTCTCGTCTACTAAGTTTAAAGCTATCATGCCATATATCTGCATGAACTTAGGAAAGGTAAAGGCCTTCTCTACGAAGAACCCTTCCATATCATCAAGGCTTCTTTTCTTAGAGTTGATATCAATTATTACTTCATCGAAAGGTACGTGGACTACTCTTAAATTAAAAAGTCCATCTGAGTAGTAATCACCGGGAACAACCATAATATGGCCCATACCAGTAATCAGCATGTCCTTAATCATAGTCTCGATTTCAACTTGTGAGTTGGATTCATAGAGAATACCATACTTCACTTTGTCTAAAATCATAGCCATTTGTTTGGCTCGACCATCAACTGACACGACCTTAAGGGAAGGTTTAGATTGGGTAAGAATAGCTAGCTTTTGGTTAGCTACTGGATATAAAAAATTAACAGATACGGGTATGTTTGTTGCCTCAGCAATTTTCGATACCTGCGCAGCTGTATATGTAGTACCAGTTTGTTCAACATCATTAAAATAATACTCTTCAGCAAGGGCTGCCTTAGTAAGCCAACTCTTACGACCCCATTGGGTGTCACTCTTCCAACTAACATATTTCTCATATATACCTGTGGGTATGGGAGCATACTTTAACATTTAGTACCTAGATTAATCTTTCAGAAAAATTTTTTTGGTGCACAGTGGGAATATACGCAAAAAAACAACAAAAGTCAAGTACTGGCGACAGATATTTTTATAGAGTGAGCTCTCTACACGTATTGATACAATCGGGGGCTCTTCTCCCCTTATCGTTACGCATCTATTAGCCAGTACTTAATATTTATTCTTTAGGTGGTTTCATGTCACGTGTCTCTGGACTAGGGTCTGTGATTCTACGACATTTCCCACAAATCATACCCCCCATTTTTTCCAAAGGTTTGACCCAAGTCCCACAAGTGTAACACCACTCACGAGAGTCTTTTCGATTCCACATTTGTGAATTAATGAAAGTTTGTTTAGACATAATTATCCCTTGTTTAAAAAATAGGCTGGGGGAGTTAACCCTCTTATTGTCGCTATGACTTAACCCAGCCAAATAAAAATTTCCTCTTCTATAAGATTTCATCTGCATGTCTTCGCGCGCGCACGCGCAATTAGCAGGGACGACTCATCATAGATTTAGTCCACACTGTTACGTGGTTGTGTTTTCCCAGCGCGAGGTACGCTGTTCGCTTGTTACGAGGTGACCGTACTAAAACTCATTATGCATTTAACAATTTCTTTACGTATGGTCTCGTCG